ATTACTTGGGTAATATCTTTAACTTTTTTGTTTGAAAAATAAATTAACAACTTATTTGTTTCGTATTCGCGAATTCTTATAGTGGCTTTTTTAACTCCCATACTTTGATAATGCTTGAACCATTCCTCGGTAAGTTCTTTAAATGTAATCTTATTTTTTAAATCGAGGTTCCACCTCTCCATCTCATATTCCATATCTCTAGCAGCTTTGATAGCTTCTTTTTCTTTTAAAAACCCTCGTTTAACAATTCGCTCACGTTTCCCCGTTATCGGGTCTGTTCCATTTTCAATTACATACATCCAACGTTCTTTTCCATCTTTTAATATATATTTTTGTACAGATGCCATGTAAATTCCTCCTGACATAGGAATATATGTTCTATTTTGTATATTAAAATAGCCCCTTAAATTTAAGTTCCACTAATTTCAAAGGAACATTATATAAGGCAGCTATATCAAAGATAGTCATCCGGTCATATGAATCAAATAAATTTTCATCAGGTATTAAAAGATACGCAGAAAATTTATTCGCTTCAACTTCTATTTTATCAATAGAGAATAGAGTATTAGCTCGCATAAATGGGACACTGGACCGTTTGTGTAAAACGGCATGTCCTAATTCATGTGCACATACTACACGTTGATCATCATATGACAGATTATTGTTTAAAAAGATTAGTTGATTACGTTTTTCGTACTGATAAAAACCATTTATTTCATCATGTATATCCCAATGAATAACATTGATTTTTAGATATTCTGCTAATTCAAATGGATTCCTTGTACCATACTTTTTACATAAATCATCAACTTTCGATTGGATAAAATCCATTTACATCCCTCGAATCGGATTAATCTTTTTTATCTCTATATTTTTTAGGAATGAATTTTTTGTTATTCTTCTTCGCGAGCCTGATACCGAATTCCATTGCCTCTAATAAAGATTCTTTAGCTTCTTCTGACATTGGTTCACCATTAAACAGTAATCCTGATGCTGATGACAAATCATCACGTAGTTCATCCATGCGTTTAGCTATGTCGCGTTCATCTTTTTTTGAAAATTCGACTTCATTATTGTTAGTGGATTTATTTCCAAGTAAGAAATCAACAGAAACCTCATATAAATCAGCAATTTTTAAAAGCATCTCATTATCAGGTTGTCTTAAATTGTATTCCCAGTTAGCATACGTGGACATAGTTTTTATACCCAGTTTCTTTGCTACATATGTTTTAGTCCAACCTTTTTTCTCTCTTAAATAGGTAAGCCGATCACCTAAAGTATTCATTTTCTTACCTCCCTTTGGTTGGATTTTATCATTACTTACACACAATATGTAAAAAGTTACACAAACAGAATAAAAAATGTTGACTTATTCTTTTTGTGTAACTATAATACAGATATAGAGTTACACAAAAAGAGTAAAAGGCGGTGAAGAAAATGGAAGTTACACTTCGTGAAGCTAGGAAATCTAAAGGGCTTTCAATGACTTATATGTCCCGTAAATTAGGCTATAAGAGTGTATCAGGTTACGCTAATATAGAATATGGAATTACCAAACTTTCATTAAAGAATGCTGTAAAAATTGCCAAAATATTGGATATGTCATTAAGTGAACTTTTTTTTGATGATAAGTTACACAATTCGAGTAAAAAACGATTAAATAAGGAGGTTTTATCATGCGTCAATTAGTGTTTGTTCAAAACAATCAAGTTATTACAGACAGTTTAACCATTGCTGAAATGTTTGGGAAAGAGCACAAAAACGTCTTAAGAGATATTACTACTCAAATTGAGTATGCAGGACCAGAATTTTCACAGCTCAATTTTGAGCCGTCAGAATATAGGGTTCGTGGGAAGCAATATCTTAAATTTAACCTTTCAGAAGAAGCTTTTGCTTTAGTGGTATTTAGTTACAACACAAAAGAAGCTGTACAAACCAAAATAAAGTTCATTCAAGAGTTTAAAAGAATGCAAGAGTACATTCAAAAACAAGAACAGAGTGAACATGATCCGGTTGAATTAGCACTTCAAACTTCACTTAAGAATTATCAAGAAATAAAAACGATTAAGGGTGATGTTGAATTTTTAAAAGATCATATGCGAATTGATGGAGCTCAAGAGTTCGCACTTAATTCACAAGGAAAATCGAAAGTTTTTGAAGTTTTAGGTGGATTTAATTCCTCAGCGTATAAAGCAGTATCAAGGAAAGCATTTGGAGAATTATGGCGTGATTTCAAACGACACTTCCAACTACCTCGTTACAGTGAATTACCTAAAACAAAATTTGACGATGCTGTTTACTTCATATCTAAATGGCGACCGAGTACGTCACTTGAAATTGAAATAGAAAGCTACAATAAACAGTCGCAACTAAAATTAGTTAAATAAAATGCTGCTGGGCAAAGCAGACACGAATTAGGAGGTCAAAATTATGTTTCATCCAGATTATGAAAATGATTTTTTAGAGAAAGTACGAATGATCGTACGAGAAGAAAACGAACGGTTTTGGAAAACCCATGCTGTACAAAAATATCCAGAGATATTAACAAATGATCATCTATGTGAAATTTTTCAATGTAAGATAGCTAAAATTTATGATTTGGTGAAAATCGGTTCATTTCCGATATTTCCACACATTCAAGCGCACTACCCACGAGATTTAGTCTTTAAATGGATTGAAGAAAATTCAACAATAGCACAAGTACTTAATCCGAAATTAAGGGCAATATAGGAGAGGCCAGGGCAAATGGCCTCAATCAAACTACCAATCTAGTAGAAAACTAAGAGGTAGGGGCAACTACCTCTTATCACTATATTAAGTTAACTTGGAAGAAAATTGTATTCCACAATGGAATTTATTCTAATTTGGAATATTCGGGAGGATATAGTTATGTTCGAATCACTTGAACATGGAAAAATGTTAAAGATTTTTCGTAAGAAAGCAAAAATGACTCAAGAGGATATTGCAGATGAGTTAAATATTACTCAATCATGCGTTAGTAAATTAGAAAGTGGCAGGAAGGTATTGGATTTATCAACTTTCTTGAAGTGGATAAACATAACTAATTCTGAAATGCCTGCCGCAGCAATGTTGTTTGGAATGGACACTGTAAATGCAGTAACTCAGCTAATGCCAATGGTACCGATGTTTGTAGGAGGTATGTTCAATTGGATGCTTTAGTAAAACTAAATCAGCAGATTAAAAGAGAAATAGCTTGTATTGATGATCTAACAGATGTAATAAAACTACACGTAAAAGCAGGTCGTATCAACATAGCAAAACAACTAGAGCGAGACCTACATAATTCACTGGACCAACTAGAGAAATTTCATAAGAAAAAAGAGTTATGGACAACTGTAGATGATTTAAACCAACGAGGGATACTTGTTCAGGTGGTGAAAAAACTTGCGCATTAAGCCTAGAGCATGGCGACATATGACATTAAAACAGAGGTTAATTTATGTACATTTCTTTTGTGATAAGAGTGTGCTGGAGAAGTTAAATGGCAATAAAAAGGCTGCTTAATCTGAGCGAAAGATTAAACAGCCATGACAACTTATATACAAATCTATTATATCACATGGAGGTAATTAAATGAATATAGAACTAATTGCAAAAGTTTGTCACAACGTAAACAGGGCTTACTGTGAGAGTCAAAATGATTTTTCTCAACCACCTTGGGAAGAAGCTCCTGAATGGCAAAAATCATCAGCATTAAACGGTGTACAGTATCACCTTGAAAATGAAGTAACACCTGAAATGTCTCATGAAAACTGGCTGAAACAAAAGCTTGAAGAAGGATGGGTGTATGGAAAAGAAAAAGATCCAAAAGCCAAAACGCATCCATGTATTATGCGATATGAAGAACTGCCAAAGTACCAACGTACAAAAGATGCTTTGTTTAAAGCAGTAGTAGATTCATTCAAATAAATATCGGATGATTGCGAGAATTATCTCGCTCTCGTCAAGCAGCTTACAGCACCGTCTCCCTACGGTTATGCTTTGCCGTTGTAAGTTGCTTGATGGGATGCCATCGGAAAGAAGGTGAGCACATGCGACAACTTATGGAAGTTGAAAATCCAATGGTATTAGGAACGATTGAATCCGTAAATAAAATACCTACATTCCGTTATATTGAGACAGAATTTCGTGATATTTACGGTAGCTTAATAGTTTTCAATGATGACTATATGGAGTTTCCGAATGGCGATATCGTTCATTTCGACAACATCCATACGTACCTTGAGGTACATTACAATGCTGTATTTTGTACAAAAAAATAAACCACTTTGCAGAGTGGCTTAGGAAAAAATCATTTTTACCATCATATCACGAAAGGAAGTAATTTGCATGGTTTTAGCAAAAATTACAACTGCTGATATGAGTCGTGACGAGTGGTTAGACGCTCGTCGCGCTGGTATCGGTGGGTCAGATGTTGGCGCGATTATGGGATTTAATCAATATAAAAGTGCTTACCAGGTGTTCTTAGAAAAAACAGGTCAATATCATGAGGAAGTTGATAACGAAGCTGTTTATTTCGGGAATGCACTAGAGGATTTCGTTGCTCAAGAGTTTGCCAAACGAACAGGGAAAAAGGTACGGCGATTAAATAAGATGTTAGTCCATCCAGAACATGATTTCATGCTTGCTAACCTTGATAGGGTTGTTGTTGGAGAACGAGCTGTACTTGAATGCAAGACAGCTAGTGAGTATGTAAAAGAGGCTTGGGAAGGTGAAGAAATACCGGCAAGTTACTTATGCCAAGTCCATCATTATCTAGCTGTTACAGGCTTTGAAAAGGCTTATATCGCAGTATTAGTTGGTGGCAATAAATTCATTTGGAAAGAAATCGAACGTGACGAGGAGTTTATTCAAATCCTCATAGATCGAGAGAAAGACTTCTGGGAGAATCACGTTTTAAAAGATGAAGCTCCACCGGTTGATGGTTCGGATGCAACAAACGACTTAATCAAAAAAATGTACCCACAGGATGATGGTACTGCCATCATGCTCACAAAAGATGATGATGTATTGTTGGATGCTATCGATTCTATTTCAAGCGAAATTAAAGCGTTAGAGCAGCAAAAGAAAGAGTACGAGAATCAACTAAAGCTCAAACTCGAAAACGCTGTAGAGGGTCATACACCACGCCATGAAGTGACCTATAAAACGATTGTATCTAATCGAATAGATAGTCAACGTTTGAGAAAAGAAGCTCCTGAAATCTATGAGAAATACACTAAACAATCTAAGTCCAGACGATTCAACTATAAAAAATTGGAGGCTTAATAAATGGCTACTACAAATGAGTTAAAAGCAAAATCACAAAACCAAGTACAACAAAATGTCACGCCAGAGCAATCATTGAACACGTTACTAAAACGTATGGGTCCACAAATTCAACGCGCATTACCAAAACATATGGATGCTGATCGTATTGCTCGAATCGCCTTAACAGCAGTTCGAGCAACACCAAATTTATTACAATGCGATCAAATGAGTTTCGTTGCTGCTCTAATGCAATCAGCTCAACTAGGGGTCGAGCCAAATACAGGGCTAGGACAAGCTTATTTAATCCCTTATGGTAATCAAGTTCAGTTCCAGTTAGGTTATAAAGGGTTAATTGACTTATCTATCCGTAGTGGTCAATACAAGGCTATCTATGCTCATGAAGTATATAAAGAAGATGAGTTTTCATTCGCTTACGGCTTACACAAAGATTTAGTACATGTTCCTTCACAAAATCCGGAAGGCGAACCAATCGGCTATTATGCAGTCTACCATTTGAAAAATGGTGGTTATGACTTTGTTTATTGGACAAAAGAACGTATTGAAAAACATGCTAAAACATTCTCACAAGCTTTTAAGAGCACTAAAAGCCCTTGGAAAACCAATTATGACGCTATGGCTAAGAAAACTGTACTGAAAGAAGTACTAAAATACGCTCCTAAATCAATTGAGCTACAGAAGGTTGTAGAGGCTGATGAAACGATTAAAACCGAGGTTTCAGAGGATATGAGCGATGTTATCGATGTTACGGATTACTCAGTTATTGAAGAAGAACAAACTCAAGAGGAAATAATCATTGAACAGTAACGTACCCCACAAAGTCCTTCTGCCTGCTTGGATATTCCAACAGGCGAAGGATAACGATGAAATCAGACGCTTGGTGTTGGATTACATGACTAGGTATCCAAACTATCGAATTATCAAAGTGAGTGGTAGTTTTGCAGTTTGTGAAAAGTTAGAGAGCTTTTTATAGAAGCTCTCCATACTACATTACTTTTCTAACTTATCAGCAATTCTTAATAGAATTTCAGTTTGTTCTTTTTGGATATTAATGATTTTAAGCACGAACCAGACTATAAATACTACTGGTACAAGATAGAAAAGTAATAAAAAGAAAATAGGGATAATTCCTAATAATATTTCCATAACTGTATAAAAACCTCCTTGCTGGGTTATTGTACCATAACTAATTGAATATTTGAGGTCAATTTTAGGCTAGTAATTTAAGATTAAAAATTTGGAAATTTCGAATATGGAGGATTAAGAAATGATTGAAAAAGGCGATGTGTTAGTGGCTCACGATAACTTTGAGTCATTAGGGCTAACAAAAGGTGAAGAGTATGAGGTCATTTTAGTCGGTAAACGTTGGGCATTCACTATATTAAATGATCAAGCAAATCAGGTTCAATTCACAATGTTCCCTGATAGCGATGGAGATTCATACAAAAACTTCTTTTATAAAAAAATAAAGGTTTAGCAGTAGCAAGGGCAACAGGCAAGATGATTTTTATTCCGTAGGAGGACGAGAAAATGGATATGCAACAATCGATGAACAATGTTTTTAATCAAATGGTGGAAGAAGGAAAAATCGAAGAAATCATTCGTGAACAAGTAGAAAGTACTGTGAAAAGTGTTGTTAAGGACACTTTAGGTTCTTGGTCAAATTTCAGTAAACATTTAGAAGAAGAGTTGAAAGAACAGGTGAAACACAACTTAAACGAATTCAAGCTACCAGATTATAACCTCATTATTAAAAACACGATTGAAGAACATGCAGAAGCAATTATGCATGAACAAGGTGTAAGCAAAATGAAAGAAGCTTTGGATGAAATGCTAGTCGGTGATAGTACAGATATTAAACTTTCTGAGTTACTTCTAGAAATGGTAAAGGATGAGATGGAACTTGAGGAGTTAAGTTATGACGAATGCAAAGAAATTACAGTTCATGTAGATGGTAGTTATAGTAGGCTAACATTCATTTACTTTGATCCAGAGCCGGATAAACGTCAGTACGAATGCAAATACCGATTAACCCTCAATGCAGATGGCATTGTTAATACTGCTGAGATTGGCGGACATGAATTTAAAAACAGCGTAATTATGGGCGGATTATACGGATTTGGCCGCAAATTATTTAAGGCATATGCACGTGGTGCGAAAATCATCATAGATAACTATGAGACGGAGTTCGGAAATCCTGAATACGATTAATGTGGATTCTGTGAATAAATCTGTGATTAAAAATTTGAATATTGAAAATATGGAGAGTTGAATTATGAAGGTTTTGGAAAACCAAACATTGTTTCAATGTGATCATTGTGGCAAACGATTACTCACTAAGCATGGTGCCAAAATCCATGAGGAAGAGTATTGCAATAGTTCTGCTCTATTAATCGATAAAGGCTATGAAATATTGATTAACTGCCAACATGACTGGATAGAACGTTGGGAACCGATGCCAGGTGAAGAACATTTAAGACAGCCTAGTCACGATGAATGTTCTAAATGTGGTGCTGAAGATTACTTAGTGTATGACTTCAAGGGTTTTATTAAAGCAAAAGAAGATATCCCTGAACGCATGTTACGTAGGATCGCGACTCTCGACAGAGGCAAAAGGCGTTATGGCTTAGATTTATTTTTTTAGGAGGGGTCAGGGCAAATGGCTAAATTTAGATTAGTACACACATCATTCTGGAACGATCCACGTGTCGTTGAAGAAATGACAGCAGAGGATAAATACTTCTTTCTATATTTGCTAACGAATGAAAGTACAACTCAGATCGGTATCTATCAAATTACAAAAAAACAAATAGCTTTTGATTTAGGCTACTCGCCAGAGAGTGCAAATGCATTGTTACAACGCTTTATAGAGCACCACAAATTGATTAGATACAATCCAGAAACACGCGAAATAGCTATTAAGAATTGGGGCAAATACAACTTAGTTAGAGGTGGTAAACCGATACTCGATTGTGTGAAATCAGAGTTAAAAAATGTGAAAGATGCAACGCTGATTGAATGGGTTGGTGAAAGCGTACCAAATGATTCAATACGTAACGTCTACGAGTCGTACTACGATACGTGTCACGGTACGTCAACGATACGTGATGAAAGTGAAGAATCCAGTAATACCAAGGGTTCATACGTAACGTCACACGATACGTCAACGATAAGTGGACAAGAAGAAGAAAAAGAAGAAGAAGAATATAAAGAAAAAGAACAAGAGAAAGAAAGAGAAAAAAAGAAAGTCAGTCAGTCGGTCAGTCCTTCTTCTACCGTTAATCCTTTTCTTGAAATAAAAAACTTCTTTGATTCAACCATCCGTATTAGCAACTTTACGGACCACAAAAAAATGGACATGCTACTTGAATTTTATCCTGACCATTTATTGATCATCGAAGCTATAAAGGTAACTGCTGATAACGGAAAGTCGAATGTTGAATACGTTGAAGGAATTTTAAAAAATTGGGCTATAGAAAAAGGCATAAATACTTATGCTGACTGGCAATTAAAGGAGGCTAAGCCTAATGGAATCACTAAAGGACACAATGCAAACAGACAGATTTCAGCAAATTCTAAAGTTCATGCAGGAACAGGCATCGATGCCTTCTATGAGCAGCTCGAACGAGACAAACAAGCCTGGGGAGGATAAGTGCCCTAAATGTAATGGAACAGAGTTTGTTTTCTCTCATTATGAAGAAAAAGGGAACCAAAAATATGAGATTCATAAGCCTTGTGATTGCCGAGAGGTTAATAGTTGGAAACGTAGATTTAAGAATGCATTGATTCCCGAGGAATTTGTACATGCCAAATTTGATAATTATGTTCGAGAAACGGATATGCAACAGCGAATGTTCTCGATGACTAAAGACTACTTAGAATCATTTCCTATAGATCTTGAGGCGCTATAAACGGACGGGGCTCAAAA